ACTTTCGGCCCCATGTTCCTCACGGGGCTGTGGACTGTACCAAGATTCATCATCCACTACTTTGGGTACAACCCGTCGTGCAAGAACTTTCCTCTTCTCAGAGTCCTGCATGCGGGCCTGTTCCTTAAGAACACGCTGACGCGTAACCAAGAAACCGCTCCGAGTCCGGATCACCTCCGTAACTGGAACACTTGCTGTTTGGCAACTTCCGTCCTCTCTAACAAAAACTGCCATGGTTGTGCACACCTTCTGGGCGGGAACCCGTGCAACAACATCCCCTGCTGTCCTGCGTGTAACGCAGAACCGGTCATCCTCTACGACAACCTTCGTCTCCAACCATTGCTGTCTCATTCCACAGTACGGAGAATAGCACATGTGGTGAAAACAATAAAGGTTAACGTGGGTGGAAGTCTCATGCCATTCAATAAACCCGTCACGGTCAAAGAACACACAAGAGTCCAGAACACTCTGGTTATTTCGCCAAAGATTCTGGGCGTTTTTAAGTCCACGTCGGAAAAACTTTTGAGTATCTGCTACAGAATAGGACTCAACATCGTCGTCATCAACAGCACCAATGCAAGAAACAACATCGGGTACATTACTGGTAGCAACAGGGTCGCTACTAGTACACGAATCCAATGAGGCTCCAGACCAGACACTTCCACTAGAACAACATAAGCAGCACCCCACATCAGCACAATTAGCAACAGAAATGGATTTTCCATTCGAAGGAAAATCAGGAGCAGAATCAACAGAAAAATCAAATCCAAAAACCTCACCATCATCCATAATGGAAAACGTTTAATCAAAAATACTTAAGGCCAAGCCGACATAAAAAGAAACTAGCGACCGAAGTCCTAGGGTTGTGTGCTAATGAATCAGTAGCACAAACTGAAGACGCTGGTTAATTGGTCCGTCGGCTATCCACACCGAACGCGTTAAGACAGTAACAGCACTGTGTGAATCTACCCTATCACATAGGATCCCGGGATAACCAGTAATTACATCCATCCAACGTAAAAACAAATTCATGTAATCACAATAAACTTCATATACACTTAGTTATGGGAGTCATCTCAATATAAGGCATTTCAAAGAACAACAATGATTAATCTATGTTACCTCTCGATAACACAGACCTGAATAAAAACTACAACAAAAAATATGAGCAAAATACTAATCGCTATTAGGCTGCAAAAGTATAAAGCTCACAAAATTTATTATAATCCTTATAATCACTTTTCC